TTCTAGGCATTTGCCCAGAATATGTCTTGTTCAAGCATATGGACGACAGCGATGTCGTTAAGTTTTCTCAGCTGTTCAACGATTGGCTCTTGGTTCGCCAGCGGCGGAAGGAGGTCTATTCTGTCTCGCGGCAGCATCGGGATGCTGCACCTCCTGTCACAGACAGGGGGTAACATGCCTATCTATGGACCTTTCGCGACTGTTCAGCCGTGGCCTCATGCTTCTTATGTCTTCGGACAATATAAGTATAAGTATTCTGGCGGTTCACCTCGCCCCCCCCTACCTTACCAGGTAGAGAGGTACCGGACAACCGGTGTTTGGAACATGCTCAGTCTCGTTAACTCGGGGCCTTACATGCTAGGACGCGCTGGTAGCCTTTATCCTGTCTGTTATGACAAGTTCTGGGCGAAAGCTTACTCCCAAGCTAATTTGGCTCTTACGTTACTCGATTCGAGTAAATCATTCGCGATGATTACTAAGCGTTGCACTCAGCTCTACTCGGCTGTCCGGGCTCTTCGGAGACTGGACTTCAGAGCGCTGAATAAAGCGCTAGGCGTGGACACTCGCTATCGACCTACTACAACGACTTCAAAAGGGCGCAAGCTCTACTGGTCTAACTCGGTCGTCGCTCGTAAGAAAAGCGACTGGGCTGTTAGGGTCGATGGAAGCGACATCAAAACCACCATGTCATCTTTATGGCTGGAGTACACCTTTGGGTGGGTTCCATTCTTTAGTGACATGTGGGCTGCGGCCAACGTCTTGCAACAAGACTTTGGTCGAACTTCCCACAAGGTTGTTGTTCGCGACGTCGCTTACGACGTTTACCAGGATGGAGGATCGTTTCACTCGTATACTGGAGAAGTCTCCATGTATATGAAGGGAACACTTCGGGTCACAAACCCGAACCTCCTACTTGCTAATAAATTGGGTCTTGTAAACCCAGCCTACGTCCTTTGGGACGCGGTACCTTTTTCGTTCGTTCTTGACTGGGTACTTCCAGTTGGCAAATTCCTCCAGAGTTTGTCCAATGAATACGGACTTGAGGTCCTCAACCCCGAGAGGGGATGGGGGGCACGTCTAACTGGTACCAACGGGCACGTTGAACACGAGAACAAGAAATTGTTCCCTGCCAACGGGCTCATAGGTATTAGGTCCACTTCAGGCTTCCCGAGGCCTGGGTTGATGGATAGACTTCGACTGCCTAACGTCGATCCATGGTTAGCAGTAACTTCTGTCTCGCTGTTGGTACAACAGTTCGGCAGGGTCTTCCGCTAACTAACCGAAACTCCGTCTCACGACGGGTAACCCAAGGTTATTTAAGATGTCAAACATCGCAGACTTGATCCTTAAGGACAGCGCCAACGTGGATACCACGTTCACTGCTGCCGCGGGGTCTGCGGGGGACAATTCCCCTGCGTTGTGGCGCAACCTTCTCACCAATGTACCGGTGGCCTTTGACCCCTCGTTCACGATGAGTGGACGTTGGAACAAGGCGAAGGATGCACGGCATGTGGAAGTCAAGTGTGTTCTGCCTTACTACGCTCTCAGCACGGATTCTGGTTTATACCAGCCCGTGTCCAAGGCGTTGTTTAGCGGTTCATTCGTGCTTCCGCAGAATCAGCCCGCCTACAGTCCGGCTAACATCGCTTGGTTTGTTGGGAGTTTTCTCAACAACTCAACCGTGAAGAGCCAGATCGCTAGCGGTTTCGCGTTCACCTGAGCGCCTGATTCGTGCAATACCTCGACGAGCAACTCGTTAAGGTCGCCAGGAAGCTTTTCCTGGCGGTGGACTCTGAGGTCTCTCGCTCCTGCTTGCAAAAGCTAGAGTCTAGTGATCTCTTAGGGCTCGTCTCAATGACGATTAACCCGAGCGACTACACTAACGCTTACGTTTTCCGCAAGGATTACCAGTGCGTGAACTTTCTCCGTAAGGCTATAGTAGACATTCCTGGTGTCTCACGACATAAGGTTGCCCTAGAGTCCTTCTTCAAAGCGGAGGAAGAGTGTGCGGTGACTAACTATCGTTTTCGCCGTTTCAGAACCGGTCCTTTAGACCTGCCTGAAGCACGCAGCCTCTCCGTTTTGGAGGGTGCCCGTGATTGGCTTAAACGTGTGTTAGGGCCTATACCCAAAAGTATAGAGCCCCGCTTCGGTCCTGGTTCCACGTTTGAAGACATCGGGAAGCTTGCCACAATTCCCGACAAAATGTCATCAAGGCCTACGATAACGGCTAATGCGCGCTGTTTACTCCCTCTCTGGGCAGGTCAAACTCAGGCTTATCGCCGGAGAGACCGAAACTTTGAGGGCGAGCCAAGCTCAGCTTGGTTTCACGCGCTTCTGACCGTTAATTCCAGAACGGAACCTAAGACCGTTTCAGGCAACCGTTTCACAACGGTGCCGAAGGACGCTCTGAAGAACCGGGGTATCTGTATTGAACCGTCAATGAACGTGTATTTCCAACTTGGAGTTGGAAGTGCGCTTAGGGCCCGTCTTCGCAGCAATGCGTTGATAGACCTGGATGTGGCGGCTGATACCCATCGAGAACTTGCTCGCTCTTCTTCGATGACGGGAGAGCTTGCGACTATCGATCTTTCTAATGCTTCCGACACTGTGTGCCTCGAGCTTGTCAGGTTTTTGTTACCACCTGACTGGTTTGAGCTTCTCTATTGCCTTCGATCTCCAAGTACCCTCATCGGGCGAAAGAAGACCGTTTGGCTTGAGAAGTTCTCGTCCATGGGCAACGGGTTCACCTTTGAACTCGAAACCCTCATATTCGCTTCCATCTGCAGTGCATGTGGAGCTGGTATAAGTGGACGAGACTTTCACGTCTACGGCGATGACATCATCGTTAAGACTGAAGTCGCACGTGTGGTCCTGGCCGCTTTACGCTTTTGTGGTTTCACCCCAAACCCGAAGAAAACCTTCGTCGCTGGGAAATTCCGCGAGAGCTGCGGTGGAGACTTCTTCGACGGACTGCCTGTCAAAGGGCACTTTGTTAAGGAGTTGCCATCCGAGCCTCAGGACTGGATCGCCTTGGCCAATGGAATAAGGGCCTCTGCGCACGAAGCGCAGGGACACGATTTCCGTTGGTGTGGCCTTAGGCACGCGTGGTTAGCGTGTCTTGATGCCCTTCCAAGTAATATCCGTCGGCTACGGGGCCCATCCTATTTGGGTGACCTCGTAATCCATGACCCTGAATACCAGGTATACCGAGTAAGGAACTGTATTAGGTACGTAGCTTGCTACAAACCGAAAGCTGTTCTTCTTGCTTGGAATCACTGGTCCGATGAGGTCATGATGGCATCAATGTTGTATTCGATAACTGGGTCCGGTAGGGATATGCTCAAAAAGCACAATCTCACCGTCAACTCTAGAGGGGTAACCCCTCGAAAGCCTAAGTTATCTTACTACATAGGAAAAGTAGCCATAAGCTAATCAGCCTTTTTCCTCACTGAGGTGGACTCCCGTAAGGGAGATAGGGGTACCAACCCTAAGTAGAGTATTGCGC